GTGATATTCGTACACCTCGTGGCGCAGAGCAACGTGTAGAGTTTACAGGCATTCCAGTAGTTGACTACATGGAACGCTACAAGAAAAACAAAGTTCAAGACTCATATCGTCTTGACAACATTGCTTATCTTGAACTTGGCGAGAAAAAACTCGACTATTCTGAAGTAACTGGTTTGCATACACTCTATTTCGAAAACTTCCAAAAGTTCATTGACTATAACATTCAAGACGTAAACCTTGTCAAACGACTTGATGAAAAGCTTGGTTTGATTGATGCTCAAATCATGATTGCATACACTTCATGTTTGAATCTTGATGAAGTAAATGGCACTGTAAAAACTTGGGATGCTCTCATTTCAAACGAAATGTGGGAAAAGAAACAGGTACCTCATTGGTCAAACAAAGTATCAGATTCTGGTGGTATTCCTGGCGGTTATGTAAAAGATCCTCATGTTGGTAAACACGGTTGGGTAATGTCATTTGACCTTGCATCTCTGTACCCTCACTTGATTATGCAGTTCAACATTTCACCCGAAACTATCAACAACGAGTTTCAGCTGTGGCCACACGATTCTGTCGAAATGAAAATCCAACGTTTCCTAAATGAAGATGACATGGGCAATGTTCCAGAAAATCATTCGATTTCGCCTTCAGGTTATGCTTTCAGTAATGAGTTTGTTGGTATTATGCCACGTATTATGAAACGCCTTTACTTACAACGCAAAGCTATCAAGAAAGAAATGCTTGCCAAACAAAAACGAGGTGAAGATGCTACTCTCGAAGATCTTGCTCAATACGTTCGCAAGATTCTCCTTAACTCAGGTTACGGTGCATTAACTAACAAGTATTACCGTTGGTATGACAAACGTCTTGGTGAATCGATTACAGTAGCTGGTCAATGGCTTATTCAAGTTGCTGAGAAAAACATCAACGCTTGGATGAATAAGGTTGTTGGTACAACTGATGTTGATTACATCATCGCAATCGATACAGATTCAAACTATGTATCATGCCAAGCACTTGTTGATAAGTTCTTCAGCGATAAGTCTCGCGATGAAGTCGTAAACATTCTCGACAAAATCGCATCTGAACAAATTGAAAAAGCTATTGAACAAGGTTACGAACGTGCAGCCAAGTATGCTAATTGCCTTGAACAAGCTATGTTTATGGATCGTGAAGCAATCGCATCATCTGCTGTTTGGACTGCTAAGAAACGCTATGCCATGGCAGTTCACAACAACGAAGGTGTTGCTTACGATAAACCTAAAATCAAGATTCAAGGTTTGGAAGCTATTCGTTCATCAACTCCTGGTGTATGTCGTCCAGTTCTTATCGACATCATTCAAAAGATTCTTATGGAAGATGAAGAACACGTGCAGCAATTCATTGCTGAGTTCAAAGATCAATACTGGCAATTTGCGCCTGAAGCTATTGCATTTCCTAGATCAATGAATAACTTACAAAAATTTAATCTTGGCGGTGGTAAATGTGCTAGCGGCACTCCAGCTCACGTTCGTGGTGCCATTACTCACAATTATTTTTTAGAAAAGTTTGGTTTAAGCAAAAAGTATGAACCAGTAAAATCTGGCGAGAAAGCTAAGTTTTTATATCTGTACGAACCTAATAAGTTTGGATCACATACTATTTCTTTTAACCAGCAACTTCCTCCAGAGTTTGAGTTAGATAAGTTTATCGATCGTAATAAAATGTTCGAAAAGACGGTGGTTGATCCTATTAACTCTATCATGGAACCTATTGGTTGGTCGGTTGAAAAGAAAAACACTCTTGACTTATTTTTCGGGTAATAAATAAAAAGAACAGTTATCACTAGGTATTCAACATGAATCAAGAAATCTACAACCTATTATCCGGTTTTAGAACTTTGAAAGAGTTTTCAGAGTTCTTAAATGAAGTTGCTGATGGAGAACAAATCAGTCGCGGCATGACTGATAAAATGTCTCCAGACTCTAAACAAAAGAAACAAGTAGTAGCTAAAGAAGTTCAAAAGAAATCTGATGGATCTTCCACTGAGACTCATTATGATCACATAGATCCTGAAGTTGAACAAGCACCTGAAGAACCACCTGCTCCAATTCAACCTGGAATGCAAGTACAGTTCGGTAATAAAGAAGTTGACGACGAGAAAGCAACTGCTTTAGACACTGTGCCTGTAGAAATCTCAGGTGATAAAGAAGGCGTTGAAACTAAACCAAAGATCGACCTCAAACTTTCAAAATAAACTATGACAGACAAAGCGATCGAAATCTTCGGAATGAAGAATGTCGCACTAATGGGTTATACAAACGCAACAATATCAACCCAAGAAGAGTTTGAAGAAGATTTCGCTAAATTTATGATGGCTAAGAAACTAGCAACCAGAATCTATTTGGGTAAAACCGATAGCATCCGGTTGCTGTGCAACCATATCATTTGCATCACTAATGTTTTTGATGTAACAACGGTTAAGCACATTTTTAAAGACTTATGTACCGCCGAGATAAGCAGTATCAAAACAGTTATGACATACCTGAACTTTCTCGATACAAAAGAATGGGCAGATGTCAAACATTGTCTAAGAACCGCTGAACTATTAAAAGAGATGGATAGATGACAAACACTATTGACGCAGTTATTATCTTCAGAATCTTGAAGAAACTCGTAACGAAATGGGAAGACACAGAAGCATTTAAAGCCGGAGTTATCGACAAAAACGGTAAGGTGCTAATTCCTGTTGCTAAGCGTACTGCAGAACAAAAGAAGACTATGACGCTTCTTGACCGTCTCGTATTTAACCTCAAAAGACTATTGGGTAAAGTTCCTGGCGGCAAAACCCAATTGGCTTCCTATGTTGCCGCCCTTGCTCTCATTCGTGAACACGTTCAAACTGTGTCTAACGAAGAAACCGCTGTACATCTCATTGAGAAACTCGAAGAGCACAAGTTCATTCCACCCACTAAGCAATACGACCTTACAACTGTAGAAGGTTTCATGGATGCTTGGGAAGATGAAATGATCCGTGAAATGTCATCAGGCGCCGGTATTGGTGGCGCATTCGATGGAGCTCAAACCAACGCCGCTACAAATGCCACTGGAATGGCAGGTCCTAACGGCCCATCAAAGAAAAAGAAAAAAGGATTAGATAAAATACTAAATAGACGTCTATAATGTCTATATGAAAACAGTATTTAACATCAAATGCCCTTATTGCGGTAGCCCTTCCTTTCGCTACAATAACGGTGAAAAACAAATGTTCTTGTGTCATGATTGTCAACGCAATCAGTCATGGTCATTTGTTGCACCTCGCTTTGAAAAGGCAAACACAGGCATAAACAAAGTTACTATTGACATAAACTACAGTTCACTGCTGAGCCTATGTGACAAAGTATCTGAGTTGCCTGATGATCATATTGTTAAACAATATGTTGTCTCTAGACGCATCCCTGAGAGCCTCTGGAACACACTTTATTACACTGATAAAATGTCTCAGTTAGCTCAAGCAACTGAACATGAGTTGACTGATGGTCAACCTAAACTTATTATTCCGTTTTTTGACGAGAATAAAAGACTTTTTGGTTTACAAGCGAGAGCTCTTGATAATGCTAAACCGAAATACATAACTCTCATGTTTGATAAGAATGAGAAGAAAATCTATGGTCGTGATAGAATAGATGATACTAAACCTATCATTGCTGTAGAAGGTCCAATCGATGCAATGTTTTTAAAAAATGCTATTGCAATGGCTGGATCTGATGGTTTAGATAATAAATACAAAACCAAAACTATTGTTGCTTTTGATAATGAACCGCGCAGCAAACAAACCGTTGGAAAAATGAAAAAATACCTTGACAACGGCTATAATATAGTTATCTGGCCTGACAAAATCAAAGCCAAGGACGTCAATGACATGATCCTTTCTGGAATCGATGTCGAACCTATTATCTATGAAAATGTTTACTCGGGTTTACCCGGTAAAATAAAACTTAACAGTTGGAAGCGAGTCTAAATGAAAATAAAGATTGATTACGAAAGAGACAATCTCTTCAAAGATTACGCCGTCACAATGTTAAAAGACTTCTACTTACTCAAAGAAGAAACCTCTCCTCAAGAAGGTTTTGCACGAGCAGCAGAAGCCTGGTCAACATTTGAAGGTACACTCGATAAAGAGATGGCCCAGCGCTTGTACGATGCAGTCTCGAACCGTTGGTTTATGTACGCGTCACCAGTGTTATCTAATGCACCAACATCAGATGGGCGCGCCTTTGGCATGCCTATTTCATGTTTCTTGACCTATGTACCTGACAACCTCGAAGGTCTTATCGACCACTCTTCTGAGTTGCGTTGGTTATCAGTTATGGGCGGTGGAGTTGGTGGACACTGGTCAGATGTTCGTTCAGTGTCTGATAAAGCACCTGGTCCTATCCCATTCTTACACACTGTCGATGCAGACATGATTGCTTATCGTCAAGGTAAAACCCGTAAAGGTTCTTACGCTGCTTACATGGACATCAGCCACCCTGACATTGCTGAGTTCATGAACATCCGTGTACCTACTGGTGATGTTCAACGTAAAGCACTCAACCTACACAATGCCATCAACATTACAGACGACTTCATGAACGCTGTAATGAATAACGAAGTATGGGATTTGAAAGACCCAGCATCTGGTGAAGTTTCAGATAGCATGAATGCTCGTTCATTGTGGCAACGTATCTTAGAGATTCGCTTCCGTACAGGTGAACCATACTTGAACTTTATTGATGAAGCAAACCGTCATTTGCCACAAGCATTGAAAGATAAAGGTTTGAAAGTTCATGGTAGCAACCTGTGCAATGAGATCCATTTGCCCACAAATGCTGAACGTACTGCTGTTTGCTGCTTGAGTTCATTGAACCTCGAGAAATACGATGAATGGAAAGACACTACATTGGTTCGCGACCTTATTACAATGTTGGATAACATCATTGAATACTTTGTAAACAATGCACCTGACTCTTTATCAAGAGCTAAGTACTCGGCAATGCGTGAACGTTCACTTGGTTTAGGTGCTATGGGTTTCCACTCATTGTTGATGAGCAGAGGTCTTGCATGGGAATCAGAAGGTGCTCAAGAGCTTAATAAAGAAGTGTTTAGTTTCATACAGTCAGAAGCACAAGCTCAAACTCGTATATTAGCAGAGTCTCGAGGTGAAGCTCCTGACATGGAAGGTACTGGCTTACGCAATGCTCACTTATTGGCTATTGCACCAAATGCTAGCTCTGGTTTCATCTTAGGTACATCACCTTCTATTGAACCATTGAAAGCTAATGCTTACACTCACCGTACTCGTTCAGGTTCAAGCTTGATTAAGAATGAACATTTGATTCCAGTGCTTGAGAAATACAATAAAAACACTGATGCAGTTTGGTCATCTATTATTACCAATGCTGGTTCAGTTCAACATTTGGCATTCTTATCAGATGAAGAAAAAGCTATCTTCAAAACTGCTAAAGAGTTAGACCAAATGTGGGTAGTACAACACGCTGCTGACCGTCAACCATTTATCTGTCAAGGTCAGTCAGTCAACTTATTCTTCCCATCTTCATGTGACCGTTCTTATGTAAATAAAGTTCACTTGCATGCATGGAAGTCTAAACTGAAAGGTTTGTATTACTTACGTACAGAAGCAAAAACACGAGCTGAAAATATTTCAGAAAAAGTGGAAAGAGTTGCACTTGAAGACTATAATGGTACTATAGTGTATGGCAAGAAAACATGTCCACACTGTGAACTTGCTAAAGAAGAATTGAGAATGCGCGGTATTCCATTCGAATGGGTAGATCTTGATGAGATTGGCAAAACAGCCAAAGAAGTTACTGGTCGACCTGATGTGAAAACTGTGCCACAAATTTACATCGACGGTGTTTATGTCGGTGGTTACCAAGATTTAGTTGCAAAACTGAATAGCGCCGAACTTGGCGAAAACGATGATGATGATACATGTAAAGCCTGCGAAGGGTGATAACGGAGAAAAAGTATGAGTAGTTATGAAGAAGAATTGAAAGCGGAAATCGAGCGTGTGACCCTCCGTGGTTCGCCAGATAAGAAAACCGTACAAAAATTAGCGTCAATCATTTGGCGTTTAGAGCAACGACTTGCAGTCCTAGAGAATGAAGTGGTAGTTGACGATAAGCCAGCTGCACCTGCGCCAAAAGCAGCTGCTCCTGTAGAAGCTGCACCTGCACGTAAAGGTAAAACTATTTCACCACGTAAAGGAACCGCAAATGAGTCTAACGACACCGAGTAAAGCATTTAAACCTTTTGTTTACCCTTGGGCTGTGGAGCTTACTAAGCAACACGAAGAAGCCCACTGGGTAGAGGACGAAGCGGAGTTATCCGAAGATGTCCAAGACTGGAAAACTAAACTAAGCGCAGATGAAAAAGAGTTTATCACTCAGATTCTGCGTCTGTTTACTCAGTCAGATGTTCAAGTAGGTCAAAACTATCACGAGTTTTTGATTCCAAAGATCCAAAACAACGAAGCTCGCAACATGTTAACATCGTTTGCAGCTCGTGAAGGTGTTCATCAGCGTGCTTATGCATTGCTGAATGACACCTTAGGTTTGCCAGATGATGAATTCAGTTCTTTTGTTGAAATCAAAGAAATGGCTGATAAACTTGACTTTATGGCAAATAACAACATTACGACACAAACTGGTTTAGCATTAGCGCTTGCTCAATCAGTGTTCAATGAAGGTATGAGCTTATTCTCTTCATTCGTAATGTTATTGAACTTCCAACGTTTCGGTAAAATGAAAGGTATGGGAACAATTGTTGAGTGGTCTATTCGAGATGAGTCAATGCACGTTCAAGGCAATGCTAAGTTATTCAGAGCATTCTGCGAAGAGCATCCTCGTATCGTGAATGACGAGTTGAAATCTAAAATCTATGAGATGGCTAAAAACGCTGTAGCATTAGAAGATAGATTTATTCACTTGGTGTTCAAAAACCACGAGATTCAAGGTTTGACTGAAGCTGAAGTGAAGCAATACATCCGTCACATTGCTGACCGTCGCTTGCTACAACTTGGCATGAAACCAAAGTACCGTGCTAAAGATAACCCATTGCCATGGTTAGATTGGATTCTAAATGGCGCTTCTCATGACAACTTCTTTGAGAAACGTGTAACAGAATACAGTGTTAACGGTATGGAAGGCGATTGGGGTTGGGAAGCTACAGCTTAGGTGTCCAGTCGGGCACCTCAACATCCTTGAGATAGGATAACCGCAGTCTCAGGTGAAGCATGTCATTCAAACATTGTTCATCATGTCTATACTTGATTTGTAACATTGCTTCGACAAACTTTGCATGAGATTGCTTCTCAAATACACCGATAGTTTCTTTGGTGTATCCATGAGTGTCAGGGTTCTCCTTTACCTCATT